CATAAAACTTCCAATATTATTCATTTATGCCAGTATTCTCTGTAATGACAGAAGGGAGTTCAACGTATCTTGTAGCAGAGTGGCGACGTGTAACTGGAACTAGGGAGTGTGGTAATGAATCATCATTCAATGATGTTGGATACGAACCTGTAGTGTTCAATAAACTTAATAGGTTATCTTCCCCTAGATTACTTGCTTCGAATATAGATGAAACTACATATTTAACTAATTTACCTAAAAATAGATCTGTTACTTTATCAGCGTCATTTAGTACATCGGATGCTAATTTATCTCCTGTATTAGATACTATGAATGGAGCATTTAGATTGTATAGGAATAGGTTAAATAATCCAATATTGGATTATGCTAAAGATTCTAGATCTAATGCACTTGTAGGTGATCCACATGCAGCATGTTACATTTCTCAGGTAGTTAGTTTAACAAATGAATCAACTTCATTAAAAGTTCTTATAAGTGCTTTTAGACCTGCATCAGCTGATTTCAGAGTATTGTATAGACTAATTAAACCAGATTCAACTGGTGTTGATGAAGTCTTTAAATTATTCCCTGGATATGATAATCTTAAAGATGTTGGTATTGAAAAACAAGTTATTGATTCTAAGTTGAATAGTGGAAGACCTGATGTACTAGTTCCTCCTAGCACAGGTAATAAATTCTTAGATTATGAATTTACTGCTAATAATGAGGATGGATTTACTGGATTCCAAGTTAAAATTGTAATCAGTGGAACTAATGAATCAACTCCACCTAGATTTAAAGATCTTAGAGTAATTGCTTTAGCATAATGATACCTGTTGAAGGACATAAAAATCTTTATAGAGACGAAAAATCGGGTGCCATAGTAAATCATGACACCCAAGGTTATCGTCAATATATGGCATTGAAAAATAAAAAAAATGAGGAAATGGAGGAGATTCAGCGTTTAAGAACTGATATTGATGAAATAAAATCTCTTTTACATGAAGTGTTAAATAAAAGATTATAAATATTTAAAAATATATTGATTAATAATGGCAATATATGTATCCAATATAGTAATTGAGCAAGGTTTTGACTTTGATACATCCTTTCAATTAGAGGATACTAGGACTAATAACTTTTTAGATTTGACTGGTTGTGCTACAACTGCTCAGATTCGAAAACATTCTTCTAGCACAAATGCAACAGCAGGTTTTGCTGCAACTGTTTCTCAGGAAGATAGAGGAATTGTTTCAATTACATTGACGGCAGCTAAAACTGTCCTTATAAAACCTGGAAGATATGTCTATGATGTGAAGATAATGACTCCGACTGGAGGTGAGTATAAAGCCGTAGAAGGTTCAGCACTAGTAAGAGGAGGAGTAACAAGGTAATGCCAACTATAAATGACAGGATTGGTTCTCAGAATGCGATAAGGGTATTATCTAATGCTTCTGCACCTCCTACCCGAATTGTAAACCTTACTGATATTAATGCTTCTCGAAAAGGGGAAAGTGGTTTAGTTTTAGTATGGAATCATCATTTAGAAGAATTTATCTTAACTGATGGTCTTAATGCTCCTGGTGGTTATACCTATAGTGTTGGTATAGTAACTTTTGCCAATCAAATTGATTCTACTTCTTCTACAACAGGTGGAGTACTTGTCCAAGGTGGAGTTGGTATTGTTAGTAGTTTATATGTTGGTGGGCACTTAGGTGTTAGCAATAATTTTTCATCTTCTGGTATTACAACTTTATCAAGTAATGGTGGAATAACAACTACTGGTGGAGATGTTTATATTGGTGGAAGTTTATATAATGGAGATTCATCAATAAGTTCTGATGGTATTAGTGTTGCTGGAATTATCACTGGTAATGCTATTTCTATAGGTGCAACACAAGTTATAAGTGATGCATTCGAACTTCAAAATATTGCATCTTTAGATGCTACAACAACAGCAACGATTGAAGCAGCAATTTCTGCAGCACCTAATACATTTACTAACCTTAATGTAACTGGTATTTCAACTTTCCAATCAACAGCTGGTTTTGTAGGTTTAGCAACATTTGGTGGTGGTATTGATGTTGTCTCTGGTGTTTCTACATTTGCCGATACAGTTTATTTAGATCAAGGATTACATGTTCGAAGTGGTGTTACTACGTTTACTGGTAATGTTAAAATTGAAGATAATAATCAACTACAAATTGGTAATTCTTCAGATTTAGTTATTACGCATGATACTTTAAATACTGTTGTAGATCAGCAAGGTGCTGGTAATTTAATATTTAAGTATGGAGGAGCTTCTAAATTAACAATAAGTCCTGTTGGTAGTGCAACTACTATTAATAGTGATTTAATTGTTCTTGGGGTTGGAACATTTCATTCATTAGGAGTAACTACAATAACGGCTGCTTCTGCTAGCTTCACTGGTAATGTAACTATTGGAGGAACATTAACATATGAAGATGTAAAGAATGTAGATTCAATCGGACTTATAACAGCAAGAAGTGGTGTTAGAATACTTGCTGGTGGTTTAAATGTAGTTGGTGTTTCTACATTTGCTGATATTATTGCATCATCTGCTAAGATTTCCGATTTAACATCAGGTAGAGTTGTTTATGCTGGAGCAAGTGGAGAACTTCAAGACAGTGCTAATTTAACTTTCGATGGCACTGAACTATCAGCAGGATTAATTGATGGAGGATCGTATTAATGGCAAAACCAACCACTAAACAAGAATTGATAGATTTTTGTTTAAGAAAACTAGGTGCTCCTGTGTTGGAGATTAATGTTGATGATGAGCAATTGGATGATTTAGCAGATGATGCTATTCAATTATTCAATGAACGTCATTTTGATGGTGTTGAGAGAATGTATCTCAAATATAAATTAACTCAAGATGATATTGATAGAGGAACAGCAAATAATAAAGATGGTAGTGAAAATACTGTTGGTATCGTAACCACTACTGCAACTTCTACTAATGTAAGTGGAATGGGGACAATAACTAGTAATTGGTACGAAACTTCTAATTTTATTCAAGTTCCAGATTCAGTATTAGGTGTAGAAAAAATATTTAAGTTTGATACAAGTTCTATTTCTGGTGGGATGTTTAGTATTAAATATCAGTTATTTTTAAATGACTTATATAATTTTAATTCAGTTGATTTACTTCAATATGCAATGACTAAATCATATCTTGAAGATATTGATATGTTATTGACTACAGACAAGCAAATAAGATTTAATAAAAGACAGGATAGATTATATTTAGATATTGATTGGAAAGCAGAAAATCCAGGTACTTTTTTTATAATGGATTGTTATAGGGCATTAGATCCAGAAGCATTTAGTGGAGTTTATAATGATACTTTTTTAAAGAAATATTTAACTGCTATCATAAAGAAACAATGGGGACAAAATTTGATTAAATTTACAGGTGTTAAACTTCCTGGTGGCATTGAATTAAATGGAAGACAATTATATGATGATGCTGAAAGAGAATTAGATTCTATACAGCAAAGAATGATGACTGAATATGAACTTCCACCATTAGATATGATAGGTTGATAACAAATGCCATTAAATTCTTATTTTTTACAAGGATCTAAAAATGAACAATTTTTAGTTCAAGATTTAATAAATGAACAATTAGGTATCTATGGAGTAGAAGTATATTATCTTCCCAGAAAAATATTTAAAACTGATAATATAATTAGAGAAGTTCAGTCGTCAAAATTTGATGACTCTTTTTTAATTGAGGCATATGTAAATAATTATGAGGGATATAATCCTGGTGCAGATTTAATGACTAAGTTTGGTTTAAGATTAACTAATGAAATTAGTCTTACTATTTCAAGAGAAAGGTTTGAGGACTTCATTTCTCCATTTTTAGAAGGTATGAGTTCTGGAATTAAAGATGGGTATATTACCGATTATACATTTGAAGATGTGGTTACTAGACCTAAAGAAGGAGACTTAATATATTTTCCACTTGGAGAAAGGTTATTTGAACTTAAAAGAGTTGAATCTGAAAAACCATTCTATCAATTAGGTAGAAATTATGTTTATGAATTAAGTTGTGAACTTTATGAATATGAGAATGAACTTATTGATACCACTATTAATGAAATTGATAGTAGTATGGAAGATGAGGGATATACAACTACAGTACAATTAGTTGGTTCTGCTACTACTGCTAATGGTGTAGCTTCAATAGGATCTACTGGAATGATTGGATTTATAGATTTAATAGATGATGGTTCTGGATATAAGAGTGCACCTCTTGTTCAAATATCTCCACCACATCATGCAGGATTTACTACAGCTACTGCTGTAGCAATAACAACTTCTATTGGTGGTGTTAAATCTATTAAAGAAATAAGATTAACTAATCCTGGTAATGGATATGATGAAAATTATCCACCAATGATTGTTTTCTCTGGTGGTGGTGGAGCAGGTGTTGCTGTTACATTTGGTATTGTTAGTGCAGGTATATCTACTGTAGCAATTGCACAAAGTGGATTTGGATATGCTGAACCACCTACAGTTATAGTTACAGAACCTCCTACTGGGGTTGGAAATACTGTTGGTGTTGCAGTTGCTATTCTTAACGAGAATACTAATATTATTGCACTACAATGGAACAATGTTGGATCTGGATATACTGAAGCACCTACAGTTAGCTTTAGTGGTATAACAACTACTGGAATAGGTACATTCTTCTATAATGAAGAGGTTACTGGACAGATTTCAGGTGTTAAGGCAAGAGTTAGAGACTTTAAGATTCGAAATGATATTAGTGTTATTAATCCACCAGTTGAACTTAAAGTATCTCTAAATAGTGGAGCATTCTATCCAGGCGAAACTATTGTTGGTGGAATATCCACTGCAACATATATTGTCAAATCATATAGTTCGGATAGTGTAGATGATACTTATGATTCTAATGCTGAAATAGAATTAGAAGCAGACAATTTACTTGACTTTACTGAAGGCAACCCATTTGGAGATTTTTAATTTATGTTAGGAACTTATTATTATCATGAAATATTGAGAAAAACCATTATAGGTTTTGGTACTCTATTCAATAATATTTTTATTAAGCACGAAAAAAAAGATAATACTACTCTTGATGAAACTAAAGTTGGACTTGCTTATGGTCCACAACAGAAGTTCTTTGCAAAAATTAGAGAGCAAGCAAATTTAACAAAAGCAGTTGCAATAACTTTGCCAAGAATGTCATTTGAAATGACAAGTGTTTCATATGATCCTACTAGAAAATCTGGTATAACTCAAACATTTAAGGCATTGGATGGAACAAATATGAAAAAGGTTTTCATGCCTGTTCCTTATAATATTGGATTTGAATTAAGTATATTTTCAAAATTAAATGATGATGCACTTCAAATTATTGAACAGATATTACCATATTTTCAACCATCATTTAATGTAACAATCAATTTAGTAAGTTCTATTGGAGAAAAAAGAGATGTTCCAATAGTATTAGATAATATTGCGTTTAGAGATGAATATGAAGGAGATTTTTCTACTAGAACAGCATTAATCTATACCTTAAGTTTTACTGCTAAAACATATCTATTTGGACCAGTTTCTGATTCTAGTGATGGATTAATTAAGAAAGTTCAGGTTGATTATTCTACAAGCACTGCTGCTAATGCAAGAAGACAGATGCGTTATGTTGCTACACCTAAGGCAGTTAAGGATTATAATAATGATGAAACTACTACTATAAAGGAAGATTTGACAACAACAGAAACTAGGATATCTGTTACTAATTCTGCTGAGTTAGTTGCTAATGATAGAATAGTAATTGATAGTGAAATTATGAGAATTGATAGTGTTGAAGATTCTACTACTGTAATAGTCAGAAGAGGATTTGATAGTTCAATTCCTGCTAAACATATTAATGGTACTATTATTAATAAGTTAACTACTGCTGATGATGCATTAATTGAACCTGGTGATGATTTTGGATTTAATGAATTTATAACCGATTTTGATGATGGGTTAACATTTAGTCCAACTAAACAAACTGACGTATAGTGAATACCATGTCTAGTTATGATCCTATAGATGAAGCATTAAATACTACTAGTGCAATTGAAGTAAGTAATACTCCAGAAAATGGATGTGTTACAAGAAAAAATAATACCAAAGATATAACAGGTGATATTGATAAAGATTATGAATATACTCGTGCTAACTTA